GTAAATCATTGAAATATAATGTTTATATTAAGATGATTCTTAGAGAATGGGATAGACCCATAGGTATATATTTGTAAGCGCTGTGTTAAAGTTGATACTGTTTGCTCCACCCGTAAATTGTGCTAGAAGATTAATTCCTACAGTAACTTGACCGCCGGGCGTTCTGAGAGCGCTTACTGGGACAGTTCCACCAACATTGCGGAAGGTATGACCTCCAATAGGCACAGCACCGCTAGGAGATGCAATGTTAAAATAATCGGCGTCAAAAAGGGCAGCGCCGACGGTGAGTGAAGTATTAGCACCACCGGTAAACCACCAAGACCTTTCTACATCATTAGTGGTCGACATATTGTACCTTACAACATCGCCACCGTTATTTGCTGCGTTGTCAGAAACTCGGAAATACACAGATTTATAGTTGTTTATTTCTGGGAAAGAAGGCAGTAAATTCACGGTACATAAATTAGCAAACACTGGAGGGAGGGCGCCATTACCACTTGCTGTAAGAGGACCGGTTACATTTGCTTGTGCTACACCCGCTACAATCACCGGGATTACACGGGGAGCAGCGTTCGTAGCACTATTGATGAAATTAGAGGCTGTTACAGAACCAGCACCGGGTCCAGCACCACCACCGACAGTTACTGAGCCGGAAAAAGCATTGGACAGACCGTTGTAAGTGTTGGCTGCTGCTGTGTTGTTCTGGGCGATATTACCATTTACAGTTAGACTAGTTCCCGTAAAGGGAGTACCGATTACACCAGAACCGGCGACGTTTAGAGAAGCCAAGTTAGTCTGACCAGGAGAGACTGATAGGTTACCAGACTGAACTGCTAGTCCTCCGTTTGCCGAAATCTGACCATTAACTACCAAAGTACCAGCAACTTGACTTGCTGCTGCTGAAGTACCACCATTAACTTTAAGATTGCCTTGGATTACTGTGACGTTTGGGATCCCCGCTGAAGAAGATAACATTGCGGAGGACATTCTTATTATATTTTATAAAAACATTTTTTTTTTTTCAAGTCAAACGTGCGCTATTCTGTGGATGCTGGAGCGGAGTCGGGGGCTGGAGCGGAGTCGGGGGCTGGGGTGGAGTCGGGGGCTGGGGCGGAGTCGGGGGCTGGGGCTGAGTCGGGTACGGAACTAGATCCAACTATTAAACTAGACCCAACGACTTTTGCTGAACGAACAGTACTGCCGATAATAGAACTTGATACTGCGCTGTCGCCTTCTTTAACTGCTTTTGACACAACGAACATACTTATTATATTTTATCAAAACATTTTTTTTTACATCAAACGGGCTTGTAGTCCCCGTGCGCCACCGGAGCGACCACCGCCGGACATACCAGCACCGGAAGGATTCATCATGGCGGACTCCTTTGCGGGGGCTGGGGCGGAGCGGGTCCGGGACAATACATTGCCTAATGAACTCATCATGCCGTGGGCGCCACCTACGAAGCGCTTGAGCATGGTGGTGGTGGCTTCGGGAGCCAGAGGTGCGCTGATAATGTCTTGCTCAGACAGCACACCCTTTATGATACGGGAAGAACCACGAATGGACTCAAAGAAGCCGGAGTTAGCCGTGATTACAAACAACTGAGGTACTTGGGGGTTAGCGGAGGTGTTCTTTACCGTTAGGTTGAACTGGAACGTGAAGTTACCTACTAGGGAAGGGGCTTGACCAGTCTGGAGGGTAATGTCTTGAGAAGGCTTGAGTACCAAGATACCACCGTTGGTGGGGAAGGAGCCACCTCCAACGGCACCGGCTAGGGAAGGAGAAGACCGGGAGGAATGGGCAGAACCTACCCACGTGTTGTAGTCCATGTCCAAGCCGTTACGGATACTCATAGCGTACAACTGCTCAGCCGTTACACTAGACAAGAGACCGGAGAAGTTGTCAAAGTTGACAGTCAAAGGGTTGGCTACATTGTCGGCACGGGTGGCGACTGGGAAGCGCCAGTCAGCGTCGTAGGACTGGGGGTAGGGGAGGGGGTTACCGGTACCATCTACACCAAAAGAAGAGTTGGAAGGCTTGGCGTAGATAATGAATAAGTCTGGGATCTGAGGAAGGGTGATTGTCTGAGAAATAATTTGTCCAGTTGCGCCGGGGGCGATTGTGCCGTTCTGGTACTGGGTAATGTAACGGGGGAACTCCATGTAGGGTACGACGGACTTGGGAGGAAGAGGAACGTCCAAACTGGGGGTCAGAAAAGATACGTTTACAACGGACTGCTGGAAGGGGGTCAGCACACCAGTGTTGTAGCCAATGGAAGAAATGGCGATCTGACGGTTAGCACCGGTAGAGCAACGGAGAAGGCGTCGGGGACTCTGTAAGTTCATAATCAACTGAATGTTGTTGATACCGAACAGACCGGTGTCCCACTCATGACAGTCGGCGAATACAAAAGGGCTGAGAACCAGTTTCTCAGTAGAAGTCCAGCGGATAAAAATAGGGAAGGTGCCGGTGGTGTTGGTACCGTCACAGACGGGCTGACCATTTATGGAGTTGTACAGAGCGCCGGAGTAGGCGGGGGAGGCAGTGCCTAGAGGGTTACCGGCGGGGTCCGTGTAGATTAGGTTATAGAAGGCACCGTTGGGTGTCTCCGCAAAGTCGCTCTGGTTCTCAAAACCGGCTAGGGGGTTATTTACAGCGCCGTAAGCGGAGTTGTAGTTCTGGTATTTATCCAACATGGTAGGACAAGTGCGCTGGAGGCGGTTCTTCTTGTAGTCAGTGAGTCGGAGAACCTCTTGTAGTACGTCGTTAGAGTTGATAACGCTAGTTGTGTCGTTAATGGTAGCAGTCAGCGTGGAGCAGAGGGCGTTCAAAGGGAAGGCGCACAGAGAAAAGTCACGACCGGCTACAACTACAGAGTCACCGGCAGTCATAGGTGTTCCCGCAGCGGGAGAAATGAAGGCGTTGAAAGTCATGCTTACGGTGGAAGTCCATTCAAGCCCCCTATCTACAAACACGTTCTCACTGGGTACGTAAATGTTGTACGTGTGCTGGGAAGTTGTAGCGCTGATAGCATTAAAAGGAGCGTTAGTCAGAGACAACGCACCTTTATAAACTGCGTACTTGGGGCGGGTCTGTACGATACGTGAGTCAAAGACTGCTAACTTCTCAATATCGGCGGACATCCTTATTATAATTTATAAAAAGAAAAAATATCCGGGGCTTACCAAGGTCGGGTGGAGCCGTGAAGAGGGATTCCACCGCCCCGTGTTTCATAGGGGGACACACCTTTGGTCTGTTCACCGGCTCCGATCCGTTTGAACATAAACTTGATATTTACGCTGGACTGGTTGAACATCTGGATTGGGTAGAGTACGTTGTTCAGTCGGGAACGCCAGAATACTTGGATATCAATGTTACGAATCTCCGTGTCAGCGGTGAAATCAGACAGACGATACTCAGCAATAGGAGTGTAGTAAATAAAACTACGGTACTCTTGTGCGCCCTTGTCGTTCAGTGGAACAACAATGTCAGTAATAATAGGCTCAAAGGCGGATCGGACTGTCGGGGCAGAAAAGTTGGTGTTACCAGAACCCAAGTCAATAGGTGGTCCGGCTGACTCCGTCTGGATAGGCATGAGCGTACTAGTGAAAACAATAGAACCGACCGGAGACCAAAGGCTATCAGTACTAATGTACTCTTGCTCAAGCGCCCAGTAGGGCTTCTGGGCGTAGATCGGAACAAGACCCAGTGGAGGAACACCGCCGTAGGGTGCTAGGCGATAATCAACGACCTTTGACACGGGTAACGAATCAAAACTAATCTCATTCACGTAACCATCGGGTGCTACTCTACCGGGAAAGGGTCCAATCGTAGGAGATAATGTATTCCAGTAAGTGTTAGGGAAGTTTGAAAATAGACCAAACATGTTACTGTTAAAGAACAATCTACAAACTGGATTGTTTGCGGGTGTGCTTGGAGCGCCCGTAATAGAAACGGAGGGTAGTAACCGGTTACCGAAGGCGTCGCTATCAACAGTGATCGTAAATAAGCCAGATGAATTATCACGGCTGAACACCGGGGGAATAACAACTTGGACAAAATCTCCCAGAGTTGCGTAAGGAAATGGAGTTGTTGGACAAGAGATAAGCCACTGCTGGTAGAAAGCGTTCAACGTGTCACCCATACAACAGTTGAACGCCGACGATGGAACTGAACTTGCTTCTGCCGGGTCGTAGATGGTTTTATTTACTAAGTCCAACCAATGCTGGTAAGAATATACCCAGTAATAACGGCTGTCCAAATCCTCCCCTACACCGTCGGTGGGACTCTGGTACCCCCAGAAAGCAGAGTTAGGTCCGGGGGCTTGGACGGAGGACGCTGGTCCGTTTGGTTGTAAGCACACATAGTAAGGAGGAACTCCAGAGCCGTAACTGTTAAAAGCAAGAGACACAATCTGACCCGGTACGAAATTTACTGTGTTGCTGTACAATCCAAAAAATCTAGAGTTACTGGGAAGACGGGGAGGAGGCGCAAGAACTTGGTTTCTGGTCTCCGTCTGGTAAATAACAAACCGTGTAATAGGTGTTATTGTAAAAGGTACAACGCCACCCGTAATGTTGTACCACGACTGTTGGTAACTAATGGCTAGACCGTAACTGGTTAGATTAGGATTAGTCTGACCCGTACCGGACTGAATGTCGGGAATAAAAAGAGGTAAGTCCAAGTTAGGTCCGTCCAATGAGCAACGAATGATAGAAAAGTAGTAATCACTGGAATTTTTAATAATGTAAGTGTCACGGGACTCGTTGAACTGGACATTAGGATCAACAACGGTCAAACCAGACGCTAAATCACTTGAGTTACTATTTACGATATTAGCATTGTAATAAACGTAGTCTGGTTTGTCTTCTGTTCCACCGTAGCGTTCAATTTGACTGGAGTACGACATATTCTATTATACAATTACAAAAGATTTATTTATGTAACAAATCGTAGGTTTTACCTATTACGAAATCATCGGCAGAAAGCCCCGTCTTTTTTATCATGTTAAGATACTTCTCTAGTGGGTAAGAACTGTATAAACACCGGGTCACACAGTGCCGTCCGCAAGTATTTACCCGGCTCCTATCTTGCTGAAACGAATGTGTGTTGTAATAGACGGGTAATCCCGACGCTCTCATAAGGGAAGTAAGATAGGGTTTATCTTCGTCCAAACGGTCAAGCATTGCGGGGGAAATATTCTCTTTCTGTTCTTCGGGAGCCTCTCCGTAGGGGTCAAAAAACTCAATACGATCCGGACGGCGCAACATACAACACCAATGACCCTCCGTAGGTCCAGTTGTCAAGAACAACATAATACAACGACCTTTGCGGTCAAAGCACTCATCAATGTTGGTCATGTCCTTAAACATTGGATATGTCATAATCTTAATATCACTCCCAAGCATTTTGCGAATATCGTCATCAGATAGCGGGTAATCTTTAGCACGACCTAATCCGTCCATGTTATCTATAATATATAGATAATATATGTGGTCATCGCCGTTGAGTAAGGACTGGAAGGAGAAGAAAGAAGACATAAAAAAAGAGGTCAAGCCCAAGGTTAAAGTCACAATTAGTAAGGGAGAAGGAAAGCGATTAACAAAGCGATCGTGTGACCGGGGACATTGCGAATGGCTGGGACGTTGGTTGAAACAACTTGTGGAAGAGCGATGCTTACCACCACAGATTGCCGGAGCAGAGCCGTCGTCTAATCTTGTGAAATTTATGGGTGCGGAGGAGACAGAGAAGATTCTGACAAAATTACGTGAAGATTTTAATGCGTCGTTTCCTATTACTGAACAACAACTGGAACATTGCCCAACCAACCCGGTTCCACCGCTGGATAGTACGCCTCTGCCCACAGATACGTGTAACCAGCCGGAAGTCCCGGAACATAGAAAGGAGAAGTAGAGTTATACACATTTTTAGCCATTTGAGTGGCTTGTTTTCCAGCAAAGAACCCAGCACCAGAACACCACGATGCTGTTGTGATACCGGGGAAAGTACCTTGAAGGATTTGTGTAGCAGCAGCCAGTGCCGATTGTAAAAGAGTGGGGTCAGTGGCTGGAGAGTTAGCAGTGAATGAAGGATCATTTGGTGGAGATGCTACTCCGAACTGTGGATACCAGAACTCGTTATAACCCACTGGTGCGCCACCTTGTGCGAATGGTGCTGTAGGTCCAGCGTTTGCGTATGTTGGATTGGCGGTTGGAGGAAAGGTAGCAAGTGGTGGAGGAGGTGCTTGACTTACAATGGCTGACATCTGACCACACGCAAGTCCCACGTTTATTCTGACATTGCGCCTACCTTGCTGTTGTGCTAGTAGAGCGACATAACCCCATTGAGCAAGAATGTTGTTAAAGTTAGCGCCACCCAGATAGTCTGCTGGTTGCTCATTGTAGAACTGGACAAACACGTCATTAAAATAACTCATTACGGTTGGGTGGATTAGAGCGTCTGAACTACCACCTAGGTATGTTGCTGCTGAAGGAACAGTTGTTACAGAAGGAAACGCTGCCCAAGTGTTCAGAGCATTATTACTAGCGCAGATGTTTGTCTGAACGGTTTGGTTGATACAAAGACTGACTGGAGCCATTGTAAGGATTTTTGTTGGAGCGTTTGTGTAGTGGCGGATAACCATGTTTTTAAGGGCTGTAACATACGAACTGTAGGGAATTGACGTACCGGGAATATTAGAACCAGCGTCTGCCGGGAAAGACGGTAATGGCGACTGGGGAGGAGGATACTGGGAATTGCCCCAAGGACCGTTTGTCTGAAGACCGCCGAAGCCTACATTTTCAAAGTCCAAGTTCAGACCGTCCCAAGTTATTGCGCCCCAGCCACTTCTTGACCAACCAAGAGGATTTGCTGACGACGTGTTGTTGTAAAGAGCAAAGTTTATAGAATCAATCAAGTCACTTCCAGTACCAGAAACCCAACTATTAACAACACCCGGTACTCTGTAAGGTCCAAACATACCAAGAATATCGGCGTAGAAGCCACCCAGTGACATAATAAGTTTTGTGTTTGGTGAGTTTTTAACAGTTCCAAGATAGTTGTTACTTACCGTTGTGTAGTCTATTCCGTTATCATTGAAACATAACCCGGTTGTGTCTAGTGTGGTTACAGCGTAACCAGCGCCCCCGTTCAGAGGAGACACGTTGTTGTCGGTGTAAGACTTACAGCCGAAGTTTCCGTAAGTCTGGTTAGCAGTACCGTTAGGAGCGTCGGCGTTCATACCCCAGTAGATTGAGTTGTTTATGGGTAATTTTCCAGCAGCAGTAGTACTGAAACCAAAACCAACTACTGGAACTAAGAATGTCATGTGACACAATGTCTGGAATGGTGCTGAAGAACTAGTTGTTACAAGTAGTGGAGCGCTGTTTACTGAAGTTGTTCCATTATTAGCAGTAATAATTACTGAATACGTCGTGTTAGTGTTCAGAGCAGTAAATGTTGCCGATGAAGCGGACAAAGCGGATGGTACAGTAACCACACTGTTTAGTGTAAAAGAGTAATCTGCTGGACTTGTGCTACCACCAGTCCATGTTATTGTGAAACCAGATGCCGTGATATTTGACGACTGGACATTTCCGATAGGGGCTATTGGAGTACCACTGCTTGATGTTGTGACACTTGCCGGGGTGCTAGATAACGATGTTACACCGTTAGAAACACTGACAACAACAGAATAAGTTGTACTGGCGGTAAGCCCAGAAAATACAGCGTTAGAAGACGTAACAGATGTTGGAACTGTTGGTGTTCCATTCAGTGTAAAAGAATAAAGGTTAGCAAATGAACTTCCACCGGTCCAATTGACTCTGAATGAAGAAGGACTTACGTTAGTAAAATTAGCAATTACTGGTTGCGTAATAGGTGGAGGGACGGGGGGCGAACCAGATGTTGTAAAAACCACGGGGCTACTATTGACTGTGTTACCTAGGCTGTCAGTGTAGAAAATAACAACACTATATGTAGTAGCAGCAATAAGAGTGTTGAAGTTAGCAGTAGAAGAAAGAGCATTTCCAGTTAATGACGAAGGAACAATTTCTAAGTTGTTGAATAAAAATACGTAATCGCCTAGCGCCGGATCACCGCCACCATTCCATGATATAGTACAAGAGGTGTTTGTAACGGCTGACACAACTACACCAACAATGGGTGTCGGGGGTGGGGGACCGGTTACAAATGTATTACTATAGGTTTGTGCGTTAGTTCCAAACGTAATTGACCATGGACCGTATGTTGTGCTAGGCGTTAGACCGTATAAATAAATAAGACCAAGAGCATAATTTACTTGGTACGATAAAACTGGGGAGGTTAATGTAATTACTGTAGCAGAAGGCGCTGACTGTTGGACTGGGAATACTAGTTCCATAACAGCCGTTGTTGATGTTATATTTCTAAAAACGATTGACGATGCTCCTTGTTGATTAGTAGATGGGGCGGGAGGAGGAGGGGTTATCCAATTTACGTTGTTTGCGGGAGCAACTCCGACCGCCGACGGTGTGTTTCCAGCAACAATAAGTGCGTACTCAGCACCTTGATACGTCACCACGTCTCCGAATTTGTAGAAAGCCGTAGGAGACCATTCAGCAGACATCTCTATTATATTACATGAAGATAAAATTATGGCGCACGGATTTCTAACGCAGTGCCGGGCGCTGTCGGAGCAACGGCGGTTGATTTGGGTTCTGGTGTCATGTCACGCACGTCAATACCCATTTCAAACTTCTTGTCGCAACACTTGCTCACCAACACGTGTCCAATAATGTGATTCCAGTTCCTAAAGATAAACATACTAACCGCAGTAATGGTGGCGGACGCACCTCCGTAAGCAAAAATAGTTTGTGGATCCATCTATACTGCCGGAGATTTTATATTTTTTTGGGAGGGGGGAGGGGGAATTTGGTTTTTTTTGGGATTTTTGGTCAAAATCGCAAAACCCGAAAAAGTGTTGGGATTTTTTCCCAAACCCCCGGGACAAAAATTTCAAAAAAACGATGTACCAGAATCCCTATGAAGTTGAGAATAATGTTCATTTGCGGAGGACATTATTACAAAAAATCCGGGGGAATGGGAAAAGGGCGCCACATTTTCCTTACGGAAACGATTCTATAGAAAGTGTGCCGGAATTTCCCCGAACTCCCGGAATAATCCATTTTACTTCCA